GATGATGCGTTTGCGCAGGCTAGTAAAAATGTTTGACCACCCATCCGACTACCTCTCACAACATCACTATAATATGTTCTTTCTTGTTCCGCGGCCTTTAATAAGTCATAATCTTTACTAGCCTGCGCAAACGCATCATCATAGTCATTTCCGCCAGTATTATTAAATCCCAAATCTGAAAGGCGTTGAAGTATAAAATCTATTTTTTTACCTTCTCTAGATCTTATAATCGCCATTGCCGCTTCACTAAATAATGCCATATTATATAAATAGATATATTATTATTTTTTATTATTTTCTTGTTCCAATATATATGTAATATAATATTTTCTTATATAAATAGGCATAGACAAAATATCGCCATATGAAAATCCGCGATTAATTAAAAACAAAATCTCTTTTAATTGACCTTCTTTATACTCCGTAGAAAGGACGAAAAAATTCAACCCCAAATCCAATTTCAACTTGGATTTCTTCTCCTGATGGGGTCATTATTTTTTGTGTTAAATCAATTCCAGGTTTATTTTCTATAACATATTTTCGAAAATTTTGTGAATCTACGATTGGCATTTCATGTTCCACAAAATTGTATATTTCCATTGGATCTCTATTACCATTAATTGATTTAATTAACATTTCAAGTCTTTTTGTAACAATAGGCGCTGTTCCAATTCCATTCCAACTATCTCTAATTTTAAGAAGTTCCTCTTCTTGTTTTTGAGTTAAAAAATTAAATGTTATATTAATTTGACTTTTCTTTAAAAAATATGGATACTCACCATTATTATCAGCGACTAATTTAAAATCTTTTATTTTAAGACGAGATAAATCAACCACAGCATTAAATTTTTCATTTGTTCTAGGATCAGTTAATGTTAAATTATATTCAGAACCAAAAGCGGTATTCCTTAAAAAAATTAATATCGCTTGTTTATCTTCTTCTAATATATCTTCAACTTTTAAATCTTTATCTAGAATTTTTCTTTTTAAAATTTCTTCAATAATTTTACCATTTGTTGTTATATTTGGCGATGCTAAAATGTTTTCATCAGCTGCCGTTAAATATGCAACTCTAAGAGAACTTTTTTTATTAGGATACATAATGCCTCTAGTGGGTAACTCAACTACATCATATGCAATTGTTGAATTAATTTTAAATTCTTCTAACATGTCTTTTTATTTTAGGATGACAAAATTATTTTAAAATATTTTTTTATAAATCCTTAATATTTAATAAATATTAATATAGCTGAATACAACGATCCATTCGTAATGTTACATCAATTGTCGCTAAATCATCTCTTGAATAATCTAAGTCTCCAAAATTAAGCCCTGTCATAAATGTACCTTGTAAAAGCCATTTTTCAACCACAACGCCAGTCGGATCTAACATTTCAAGTTCAACATCTTTTTTATATCCAGCGGCATATCCCATTCTTCCTGTAACAGATTCGGCATGTAAACGCATCCATTCCATAAGTGCTTGTGATGCTGATGGGCCGATAGGATCTTTAAATTGAACTCTTAATTCTTCCCAAACAAATCGACCAGCAACATATGTTGATGTATTTAAAAATGGAATTTCAGTAGAACCAATTTTAGCAATTGGCCTCGATGCTGAATAAACATACCATTCATTTATACCTAATGTTGATGGAAATCTTAAAAGAAATCTATTTTTTCGTTTTGGCTCGTAAGGTACGGGCATTTTCATTAATAAATCTGCCATGTCATATTTATATTTAATTCATTTATTACTTTCTTATAAATATATCAAAATTAAAAAAATATTTTTTTTTAAATTTTCGTGAAAAATTACCAGTAAATATTGACCCAATAATTAATATTTCAATAAATACTAGTTGTTAAAAAAAAATATTATATTATATTGACTTTTTCATTTTTTTATTATATTTTGGTACACAGTACCGGCCCAGAAATATTGGACCAGAAATATTGGACCAGAAATATTGGACCAGAAATATTGGACCAGAAATATTGGACCAGAAATATTGGACCAGAAATATTGGACCAGAAATATTATAAATAAAGCAAAATACTAGAATAAAAGATACTAGAATAAAAGATAATAGAATAAAAAATACTAGAATAAAAGATACTAGAACAAAAGATAATAGAATAAAAAATACTAGAATAAAAAATACTAGAATAAAAGATACTATAATAAAAGATAATAGAATAAAAAATACTAGAATAAAAGATACTAGAATAAAAAATAGTTATATAGAAAAATGTTTTTCTAATCCATTCTCATCGCTTCACAGACATTTACCATAAGTGGTTTTACTATGTCTCCACGACTGTTATTCAGGGCATTAACTCCCAAAGCGGGTAATCCTATCCTTATGCTCAACGAGTATCTTAGCTATATTTTCGTCTGACAAAAGTTGAATCATCTTCTTTCTTTCGTCATTAAGCCCGCTACCACATTCTTCCACTACTTTTGACACAATCCACCCATTAGCAGAACAAAACTCCTGAACTCTTTTCGACTGTGAGATTAAATTCGACCTATTTTCAGATGACGATACTCTCGCATATACAGCTACAACTTCTTTTTTTTGCGGTGTATCATCTGGAACAATTATAGTACCACTATTGAACATATTCCATGCAGTCCTATATGTAACTCCTAATTATTTTGTGTATTTACTTAATTTCATAATGCAAAGATAGTATATTTTTCTATATAAGCAAATAATTTACTATAAATCTATATTATGTTTTGAATACTGGACAAAAAAAAGGTAGGAATCCCTACCTTTTTTTATTTTCACTAAGTATTAAATATTCTCAAATGATGCGCCAGTTGGTGTAATTATAAATTCGATATCAATAAATTCTAATGATCTTGTTGGTTTAATATAAATTTTACCTCTAAGAGTATTTTGATCTATATCTTCTGGATCATTTGATACAACAAGACGGAAGTCATAAAGTCCTCTTTCTTTTTTAATATTTTCAAGTATTGGATTAACAAGTCTTGTAAATTCTGCTCGTACTTGTTCATCATTCTGTTCAAAAAGCAATCTCACAGCCACTGCGGCAATAAGTTTTCTTGCTCTTAATAATAATCTTCTTACATTGATTCTATCAAGGGCACTTTCTTTTAGTTGGAGTGTTTTATTACCCCAAATAATTGGACCAGTATCAGCAAACGTCGCAATTGGATTAATCCTTTCTCTATATAAATCATCTCTTTCATCAAGTGTAAGTTTCTTATATGCCTTAATTGCATTAACAATACCTCTAGAATATCCAGCTACAGCAAACCAGGGATATGAAACATTATCTGTTAAAGCAATATTTCTTAAAACTTCTCCAGTTGGCGGAATATAAAGTTGTGTTGAATTTTCATTATCTCTAATTTGTATCCAGGGCCAATATGTGGCTGAATAGTTTGAATCAAGATTTACGGTATCGAGAAGTCCAATAATATCATCTACTGTAGTTGCATAACCCGGTGCTGATATTATATACAGTGAATCTGCTCGATCTTTTTCAACCATATCAATAGATTCTTCGGTTAATGATGAATGATCATAAAAATTTATTCCGGGTGTTGCAAAAATATTAATGTCAACAGCTTCAGCATTAGCGAATGTTTGTATACCTGTTAAATATGCGTAATAATCTGAATTACCAACTGTGTCATTAAAACATCCGCCATTACTAAAATTATTATCATCATATGTAATTTTACCAAATTTATATTCATCACCAAATGTTCTAACATTTCGGTAAATATCCCATCCATCAAACCCACCCGCTAGAGCAAGTGTGAATTTACGATAGATTTTATCTTTTAATTTATTGTTATCACCGCCAGTTTGTCCTTCTAAATCATATGGTGTACAATCAAATTCAAATCCAGTAATTGTTGAGCCAGTTATAGTAGATGCTTGAGATGATAGATGAAATCCTGGTGTTGTTGTTAAAGATGCTAGTTGTTCAGGATCTCCTTTATATTTGAATAAACTTAAATCATATCCTGTTTGATTTGATAATCCTAACATAACTTTTCTAAGTTTATCTCCAGAAAAATCAACAGGTGTTCCATCCCAATTATATCTAACTATATCTCCAGCATTATAATATTTTGTCTTATATTTAATTCCGCCTAATACTGCTCCACCATTAAGTGAACCAGCTGTAAATCCTCTAAATCCTGCAGGAATTGCATCAACAGGATGATCATTAGACATTTCAAGCATAATATATTTTGATCTAAGTTTATATTGTCCATCTGTAGTACCAATTCTTAATGCAACGTAGCCAGGTAAATCTGGATTCATTGAACATCTTGAGAATCTTTCAAGTGCAACAATATTATCATCAGTATCATAAAAATCACGTACTAAGATATCAAATTCAGCTGTTTCAAGATCGATATTTACTATACTTATTTTAATTTGTGTGTTCGATGCATCACCATCAGAAATAGATATAACTCTGAATAAGTCAGCAACAATTCCGCCACGTACTTCAGAGACCACATATGGAGATGCTGATGTTTTCCATTCAGTTAAAAAGTCTTTATTAACATTATGTACAACTGGTGTAAGACTTAATCCTCTTATTAATCCACGATCTTTTAATGATCGAACCAAATTTGGATATGATTCAAAGACATAAAGTGGATATTGTTCTTCATTTTTATCAAATACCCCGGTTCCTAATACCTTAGAAATATATTTAGTTGAAGAATCATTTAAAGAACATATAAATGAATGTGTTTGCCCGCTTTCACCATCTGTTGTAACAGTAATTGTAAATTCGCCAAAAGGATTTGTTAAAATTGTTTCACTATTTAATGTTACTCCAGTTTGGGTAGTTATTTGTAAATTTAATTTCGAATGAACGTATGAACCTCGTGATCTAAGAGCAGCAACTGCAATTTTATCATATGTTTTTTCTGCAACATCATATGTAAATCTAGTTACGTTAAATTCTCCTGAAGATTCGGAATATACGAACAAATATGAATAAATTTCATTGTCATTTTCATTATAAAAATTATTATACCAAGCAAAGTTAGTAACATCTCCAATTGGACCGGTAATTTTTAAAGATGCAGTTAATTCTGATGTGGCAGATGATGGAACAAATCCTATGGTAAACCATTCACCATTAGCATATGATTTTTTGATTATATAATTAGTAACTGAAAAACCATCTACTGCAGTTTTACCTGATAATTCAGAATAAAAACTACTTTGTGTCATACCAGTTAATGTGGGTATAAAAGAATTATTATCTTCATCAGGAACTGATGTTGAATCAAAAACAGGTGCACCTAATGTTACAATACCATAAGTTTTATCAGGTCTATATCCTGTTAAACCAAGTATTCTTGTCACAAATAATTGATTAGATTCTTGTAAGTATGATTTGGCAAAATAAGGAAGTTCATATGATGGATTTCCATTACCATCTTTTTTCGGTGATGTTGATCCAAAATATGTACGAAACTCATTAAAATTTGTTATCAGAACAGGTTCAAATGCAGGACCCTTTAATGTTTCACCTACCATACCTAATGTTGTTACGCCAACACTTTGCGCTACGAATGTTAAATCTTTCTCAGATGTGTATACACCCGGAGAAACAAAAACTCTATTTGATGTTGCCATTGATTATTATTTAGTTAATTTTATTTATTATTGTTATTATCAATAAATATCTTTATTTTCATCAAAGATTTCCATTATAAAAAATTAAAAG